GACGCAAACAAAACTTTTTCGAATGGGCTTTTATATCCCCGTGACGTCCGAGGCGAGGCGGGTAATGTAATAAATTGTAGATGTAGCGTTGCAATGATTGCACCGGAGGACTTATAAACATGGAAGTAAAACAAATTCAGGGCGAGTTTAAAGCCACAAAGCAAGCTGATAAAAGTGTAACAATTGAAGGCTGGGCAAATAAAGCGGTTGTCGATGATGTTGGCGACCTGCTTAAATTTGACCAGGTTGACATGGAACGCTTTAAGAAAAACCCCATAATGTTTTTTAATCATGACCGTGACTTACCTGTTGGGAAGTTTATCGAGACAAAGCTTTCCCCCGAGGGTCTATGGGTAAAGGGTGTGATTTCTAACTCGACAAATAAAATTGTTTCCTACGTTCGGGACTTGGTTGCTGAAGGAATTTTGAAAACCTTTTCGATTGGTTTTGAAATTAAAGACGAGCAAAAATCAGGAGAGGCCAATGTCATTAATAAATGGCGTTTGAATGAAATATCGGTTGTTACACTGCCTTGTAACACCGAGGCTGAATTTAGCCTAGCAAAACAATTGGGAGAGGAATATACCGTTTCAAAACTACGTTTGAAAGGTGCTCATGTTGCTGCTGAATTAGCAAAAAAACCTATGAGTGAAGAGCAGCTTGCCGCATTAGCTGAAAAGCTTTCGATGCAGGTTGAGGACTTACAAAAGATTGTCCGCGGTGAAGTAACGCCGGTTCCTGAAGAAGTGTTGCAAAAGCTTTCTGAAGCATTGGGTTTGTCATTAGAAGGATTAATGCTTTTAAACAAGGCTGATTATGAACTAGAAGGTGAAGGTGAACCAGAGCCCGAGGCTGAGCCTGAAGCAGAACCCGAAATGCCGGAGTCCGACGTCGAAGGCCAATGCAAGCCAAAGAAGCCGGAGGAAAAAGAAAATTCTTTTCAAGAGTGCGTCGCTCAAAAAATTCCTAAACTTATTGAAGAAGGCAAAACGCAGGAACAAGCGGTAGCTATTGCAATGTCAATGTGTAGTGAAGAAGGCAAGTGTCATATCAATGACATCACGGAGGAAATGTTACAGTTTGCGAAAAACTTAGCCGCAGAATCACAACCTTTACCAAAACAAGACCCTACGGACTTCGGCAATCCTTATATGGAGATCGCAAAGTCACAGCTTGCATTGCTTGGAAAGCTTTCGGCACAAATGGATCAAATGATTGCTTTAATGCAACCTAAGCAAGAGCCAAAGCCGCAAGAAGATGCTCCACCTACTCCACCGCTTGCAAATGAGTCACAGTTAGCTGATAATAAAGAGGACGTAAACGAAATTAAGATTATTTCTGATCGCATCAAGGGAATGATCGAAGAGATAAACAACAATTATCATGGAGGATAATATGACCGAAGTTAAAAAACTTGTTGAACAGTATCAAGATTTAGAAAAGAAATATTCAGAAGCCAAGGACTCTATCAAAGAGCTTGAAGCTTCCAAAGCCAAGCAAGTAAACTCAATGTATGCGGGTTCTGACGAATCCAAATTGCTTAGAAAGTTTTCTGTTGCTCACGTTAAAGACCTTTTAAAAGTTAACGTGTGTTCTAACAAATATTCGCACTTAACAATTGAAGATAAAATGAACGTGTTGGAGCTCAAGAAAGAAATTGACACAGCCCGATATATTGCGCAAATGTTTTATGGTGCCCGCTTAGATAAAGGCGAAGCAACCGACAGCGACTTAGCTCCTGTCACAAACATTTTTGATACCAAGTACGCCAAAGACCGCGACCTTGCCAATCGTTTAAAAGCGTTTGGAACGGGCGTTAGTGGTTACGGTGCAGAATGGGTTCCTACTGCTATTTCTAATCAATACATTGAAGAATATCTATTAGAACTTAAATTAATTAATGCATTTCAAGAAATTCCAATGCCTACAAACCCCTTCAAGCTTCCTGTGCAAAAAGCCGGATCGATTGCTAAAATCGTTGCTGAAGGTTCTGCAGCTACCGATGGAATTTTTGGAACTGACGCATTAACTTTTGATGCTCAAAATAAATTCGTTGAACTTTACTATATGCCAGAAGAATTGAATGAAGATTCCGCTGTTGCAATTCTTGAAATTGGCCGTAGCCAAGTTGTTATGGCTCAGCAAAGAGCAATTGAATCCGCATTGTTAAACGGTGACACTACAGGAACGCATATGGATTCTGATGTTACTACTGGTTCTGACTGTAGAAAAGCTTGGAAGGGTTTGCGTAAACTTGCTCTTGCTAACTCCGCAAATGGTTCCGTTGTTACATTTACATCCGCCGTGAGCAAAACTAAACTTGACGAAATGCTTGCTGCTGCTGGTAAATTTGGAATTAATCCCCGCGAGTGCATGTTTGTAATGAGTCCTATTGGATACAACCAAGCTCTTGTTCTTGATGAAGTTTCGACTGTAGAAAAATTTGGACAAATGGCGACTATTCTCACTGGCGCATTAGCCGCATTTAGAGCAAGACCTATCTTAATCAGTGAATTTATGCGTGAAGACCTTAACGCTTCTGGTGTATATGATGGCACTACCGTAAACAACACCGCGATCATCTTAGTTAACAAATCCCGCTTCTATTTGGGACGTCGTAGACCGATCCGCGTCAAGGTTTCTCAAGATCCTAATTCTGCTTATGATAGATGGCAATTATGTTCTTACAGCCGATACGACTTTCAAGGAATGGTTCAGGGCGCAACTGAGCAATCCGTAATTATTGGTGTGGATGTAACCGCTTAATTCTTCTTAGGGAGACGTTATGCCAACGGTATTAAATCAGCGCATGGTGAAACGTCTTAAAGAGTTTGATTCTTACGTCGTAGTCCCTCTCGATAATTGGGCTCCAGGTGTATACGAACAAGAACTTTTGATAGAGGGCAATAGCATTCTATCAACTGTTTTTGTATCGTTGCTTGATGTTGGTGCGTCCGTTTTAGTTGAATATTTTGACACAACCACAGGACAAACAGAGGGCGAGTTTTTCGCTTTAAATGAACACCCCTTAATTGCTTCCGCTGGAACCACAAACCGTTTAACTGTCACACGCATTCACAATAAGCCAGTAATGCGAGCTACTGTTGTCGGTGGCACAGTGCGTTTCTCAACTTATATAACGGTTGTTTCGTCTTTTGCTTCTGATCTTGATGCAGCTTTGCAATATGAAGCTGACCTTGTAGACGTAGCTAGAGACAAGGGAATCCCTGTTGCTGCATTTGAAACAACAACTAGCGCGTGGTCTTTTCTTCGAACTATTAACGGAAAATTGCAAGTTGATGTTCCAGGTATCATTCAAACCTCGCAGGCAAGTATTAATTTTCGGAGGCACAATATAACTGCTTCGGCAATTCCTGGGACACCTTACCTGCATATTACTTACACAGTCCCTTTAAACAAAAGGCTCACTTGGCTTTCAGGACACGGCACGGGTAATTCTTGGACGACCTGGACTGTGACAATCGATGATATAATTTACCTTTCCAAAACAAATTCATTTGATCAACAACAAGTTGATTTAAGCTTAGACAATCCTTTAGTGATTACGGCGGGTCAAAAGATTGACATTGAAGTCGTAAATTTAAGCCCATACAATACTAATAGCGCAATCGAAACATTTTTTTATGGAGCATTAGAAGATGTCTAATTTAAACAACTTTGATTTAGAGCTACAAAAAATTAAGCTAGAGTATGATATTTCTGCATATAAAACACATCTACTTGATGAACGTAGAAAAATGTTAGAAGTACTGAAAAACAAGAATTTAATTGAAGCTAAAATAAAAGATATTGAAGCAAAAATAAAAGAAAAAGAAGAGTTAATTTTAGGTTTAGAATAACTTGTGACTGAAATAGAACTTGGTTATTTAGAAACCGAAAACAACAACTTTGATAATAATACTGCAATTCGGTTACACTCCGAAGGTATGCAATTTAATGCTGTAATTACTCCCACCCCACAAGGGCGGGCTTTTCAATTTAACGCTTTCATGGAGGGAAGTATGAGCGATTTTAACGGTGCAAAGCCCGTGATGACCGTACGGGACAATGAATTTAAAATGAAACTTGTTGATGGAGCTAGTGGCGCGACTGCTACTAAGATTCTTTCAATTGTTGGCGAAGGCGATGCCTTTTCTGCTGGCACTAATGATCTAGGTATTCCCTGCATTGTCAAAGATAGTTCGGGTAATGCTAAAATCCTCGTATTAGATGCTGCTGGAGCATTGCCTATCAGCGATAACGGCGGAAGCTTAACTGTTGACGCTTCTGATCTTGATATCCGTGATCTTAGTGAAACAACCGATGCCGTCACAGCTCATCAAGGCGGCGCGTGGTCAGTTACAGCAACCGCTACTGATTTAGATATTAGAGACATCGACGCTGCTCAAGATAATATTGCCATTTCCGATGGAACCGATACCTTAGCAATCAATTCCGATGGAAGCATTAACTCGGTTGTTACTGCAACTGACCTTGATATCCGTGATTTAACTCACGCAAGCGACAGCGTAAAAATTGGTGATGGAACTGATTTCTTAGCTATTTCGACCGATGGCGAGGGCTCAGTAAGAATTAGCAAAGCCCAGGCTGCTGATGGCGCGACTGCTCCGACTGAAGCCGTACAGGTTGCAGGAAAAGACGGATCAGGAAACTTGCAAGTATTAAAGACCAATACATCAGGACAACTTGAAGTTGTGCAGGTTTCTGCTGTAGCTCTTAGTGATGTTTTAGACTATAAAACTTCTGCAACTGTAGGCGTAGGCAGTCCTGTAAACCATGATTATATTGTTACTGACACCAAAACTTTTAAAGGTTTATTTGTTACAGTAGGCGCACGTGGAGCGGTAAAAGTTGAAGTTGGAACATGGGACGGGACGACTTTTGTTCCCAAGATGGTTTACTTCCAAGATCCAAAAGAAAATATTGATCACCAAATTCCTAAGCTGAAACTTCTTGGTGATGCTACTGCCGCAATTAGAATCAAGATTACAAACCTTGATGGCCAAACAAGCGATGTCTATTCTACATTGCAAGGCTATGAAGAATAAGGTAACGTAAAATCAACAACAGTCAATTTTGTTGCCTTTCTTCTTGCTCAAGGGTTTACATCTTGGGCTATTTTTTTTTATGTGCTACACTTTTTATATTAGGCCAAGTCACGGAGGACTTAATCAATGTCAACAACCTCGGAAGAGTTGCAATATACAAAAATAACTAGGATTGCAGGCCAAGGCGAAGATTACGCCGTTGATGTAGCTCCGGAGTTAGGTAAGAACGCCTTGGTGGTTTCTCAACCATGCCTTAAATCGTCCGTATTGAATGGTAAAATAGTTGTCGGCTCCACAGCGGTAGAACTTAAATATGGGGGCTCACGTTTAGCCAATCGTCAAAGCTTAACCATTCAACCCGTCACTGGAAAAATTTTTATCGGTGATTCAGGGGTAACGGTTTCAGGGGCAAAGCAGGGAGTCGAAATATCAAATAAACAAATTTATGAGATAGCAATTCAAAACGTGCCACTTTATGCAATTGCTGCAAGTAACACTGATGTAATAGTTTTTGAGGGGGCATAGATGGGCTTTTCTCGTTTTACTCCTGGTTATGACGTACCTGTTAACATAGGAAAAAACATTAGTGAAGGGACAAGTGGAGCAGTAGCTAGGGCTGATCATGTGCATGAAATAACATTGTTACACTATCATCAAAATGCACCTCAAATAACAAGTGTAACAACTTCCTTAAACGGAACTTTAGCGTTAACGGTTAACTCGGATTCAATTCAATTATTATCAGGAACTGCTACGGGTTACTCTATAAAACTTCCTGATGCTACGACATTAGATAATGGATGGAAGTTTGAAATATACAATACAGGTAATCAAACTGTAACAATAAAATTAAATGACAACTCAACTTATTTCACTTTATCCCAAAACTCGATTGGCTACATTACTTTAAAGAGTAACACAATAACAAACGGCGATTGGGTATCATGGCAAGTATTATCCTCTTCAACTGCTTCTGGTATTATTAATTACAACCTAACTTCATCTACTGCTTTTAATACAAGTTCGCGTAATCCAACTTTTGTTATAATAACTGGTTTTACTGTAACACCGCAAGCGGGAACTTATGCTATTTGGTACAACGCTTCTGTTTATTACACAACGACACCGAAGGCGCATTTCTGGGCTATTTACAAGGCGGGCGTGCAATTAACAGCATCTTTAAGACAACAAGACACGGCGCATAGTAATCAAACTATGGTTGATTCAACAATGGCTATTGTTTCATGTAACGGTTCTGAAGCGATTGATGTTAGAGTTTCTTGTGGTAATACAGGTACATTGACGGTAAATAGTAGAACGTTGCTTTTAATTAGATTGGGGACATAATAAATGACAGCATATAATTATACAAAAAACCTTGTTGCTATTGATAAATTAGAAAAAGAAATACAACTATCGGCAATTACTATTGCTCTTGATTATATTCAAACATATGAATTAAGTTTATCTATTGTATTCAAGGCTTCATTATCTAACGATGAAATAACTATATTGGATGCAATTGTTACGGCTCACGACGGAATACATTTAGTAGAAAATGAGCATCCTACCACAGTAGATAAAAGACCGATTGTTTCAGCTAGTCCAAGACCTTTAGGGACGTACACTTTTTTTAGTTCTGCAGGTGATAAACAAACCGATATGCTTGAAGTATCACACGGGGATAGAATAAAATTTTGGCACACTTCGGGAGATGGTTCTGGAGAGCATACGCCAATTTATTTTAAGATAAACACTATTTCAAACAAAACATACTTACACGGTGGTTTAATTCAGTGGAAAGGTGCAAAATTTGATGAAATAGAAGTTGAAGTTGTATCAGCTTCTTCTGCTGATGCAATAACAAGCGGAACAAATACTTTTTATGAAGTTGTTTCCGGTATGCTTATTATGGCTGCCGGTACTGGAACAAAGGTTATTGATTGGTCAAAAGTCGTACTTGTTGAAATGGTGGAAGATGAGTATGGAGTTATTCCAACGGCGTTTTGGGATGCAACTTTTAACAACTCAACAAAGGCTTTTGAGAACATTACTTTCAACTCACAAGGTAAAGGTGTTTACAATATATTTGCACAAGAGACGGAACTAAACTGTTTTATTCCTAAATTTATTATGCTTGGTGATGGACTTTATGAGCTAGGAAGTCAGGATGTATCAAGGCTAGGTCAAAACATGTATATAAAAATTATGCCTGAAACGATAACCGATGATCACGACTGGGGTTTTACTGCTTTAATTAACATGTACAGAGAAAGGACTTTTTAATGCTTAAACTTTTAAACCTCTTATTTAGTTGGTTCTCAAGAACAAGCTTTGGCATATGGGTTTTTCATAACATCATAGGCAAGTTTTCTTTTCGTCGTTTTAGTTACCCAAGTTTTCCTATTGAGGACTTTTTTAAGATTGTCGATTTAATTTTAAAGAATAACCGCGAAGATGTAGAAAAGAAATACCTTTACTGCTTTGCCTCTTGTGACACCTTGAGCCTTGCGGGCAAGCTTATAACAATGACGATTAGTTCTTCCTATAGTCACGCCGGTGTCATTATGCCGCGCAGTGATTTACGTTTCTTTGATATTGCACACATGAAGGGCGAAGGTTTCTTAGAGTGGCATATGTTAGAACTTTTGAAAGAAATAGATAATTTGGTGGTGGTTGCAATTCCTCTTGAAGTGGAACAATACAATGAAGTTGAAAAGCGACTCAACTTTTTGCGTAAATATGCGATGCTTTTTAAATACGATTTTAGCCAGGAACTTGATTCAGCTTCTCCATTTCTAAACATCCAAGAAACGTTGAGCCGTGGCGATATTACGAAACTCTATTGTTCTGAATTGATTTACGTTCTTTTAAAAGATATCCTGCACCTAGAACCCAAGAAATTTTTAGGACGTTTGATATTTGACCCTGTGGATGTGCTTAGTATTCCAGGAGCAAAAATTTTGTATGAGAGGAAAATAACTAAATGAAATTAAAGTGCCTAGGTGCTTATCCAAGAAGAAAGCAATCCATAATAATTGAGGAATGGGGATTCAAAAAAATTGAACCTGGAGAGCTGACACATGAACTCTCTGAATATGAGGCAAGTCTTATGCTCAAGAAATATCCAACAATATTTGAAAAAGTACTTGAAGAGCAAAAGGACAAAATGCAGCGAAAACCAAGAGCAACAAAGGAATTATAAAATGCCTTTAACTAGCCTCGCGAACGTAAAAACACAACTTGACATCCCAGTTTTGGACACAACCCAGGACACTTTGCTAACACGTTTGATTTTGGTTGCAAGTGAAGCTATCGAAAAGTATTGCGGAAGGCATTTGGCACAAGTCACACTAACGGAATACTATGACGGGACAAGAACCCCTGAATTGATTGTTGATAATTGGCCGGTGGTTGTTACTGGTCTTTATTTAGATAATGAACATGCCTTTGGTTCAGAAACTCTTGTCGCTGCTTCAAACTATATTGTGCGTGATTATATTATAAAGCTCTATGACGGTATTTGGCCGCGTGGTGTTGGCAATATAAAGCTTGTTTACCAAGGTGGTTACGCTTCTATACCTTCGGACTTAGAACACGGCGCAATAATGTTTGTCGAGCTTCTCTTTAGAAAGAAAAATGACCGCAACCTGGGACGAACCAGCATAAGCAAAAACGGGGAAAGCGTTTCTTACACTTTTGGTATTCCCGACGAAATAAAATTTTTGATTGATCCGTATCGTTCGGTACGTTTCCGTAATGCAACTCAAGCTTTGGGACGTTAAACCATGCAGCTTGAGGACTTGATCATAAACCTAGAAAAGAAAAGCTTGAACGGCTCTAATTTAGAGCGTGCAGCGTATCGAATAGGTATGTTATTGGAACTTAATACCAAACTAGCTATAAGAAACAACCCTTACAATCCAAGACGCTTTAACGGTGTTAGAAAAGCGGGATTAGTAGATACAGGGCGTTTGCTTAACTCAATTCAATTTAGAGTCACAACCTCGGCCAATCAAGCAACTGTAACAGTGGGATCTTATGGTGTGTCTTATGCTGCTATTCATGAGTTTGGCGGGGTTATACAAGGGAAACCTTTCCTTACTATTCCTGTTCAAACTTGGAGCAAAGGCAGGCGGGCGAAGGACTTTCAACTTTTCAAGCCCAAGGGTAAAAATATTTTAGTCGATTCACAGCGATTGGCAGCAACCGGAGACATTCGATCCTCAACTGCTTTCGTGTTGGCCAGGCGTGCGGTAATTCCTCCGAGGCCGTATTTGCAACCCGCAATCAAACGAAGTACACTAGCAATAGAAAAAATATTACAACAAGAATTAGGAATATGATGTGACAGGGATTAAGTCGGATATTTTTGATAAACTAACTATACAATTGCAAACATTGACGTGGGCAAAGCAAGTCAATTGGCAGCGTATTCGTTTGGCTATCTCTGACCTGGGCGATCATGAAATTCCTTTGATTCAATTTTATTGTATCCGTACCGATTACACGCATGAACAGCAAAGAATCCTAGCTTCTTCTCAAATTGGGATTGAAGTTGTTTTGAAACAAACACAAGCAGGATTGATAAATCAAAAAACATTGTTCGACTATATGGAAGAAGTTGAGCAATGTGTAGGGGCTAAGCCGAATTTAGGTGTACCAACAATGTTACACATGAAGTATCTTTCGGATGAAACCGACCTACATATGATTGAACCTTATTACTATGGATTATTAGTATTTGAGGCGTTGTATTATAAGAGGTATAACAATTTATGTTAAACATAACTAAGCATGGAGGCTTAAAATGGCAAAGAATTTTGCAGCTATATACGGAAGTGGTAACGATTCATCGGCATTAAATCAATCGTTTTTTATCAAGGTTGAGTCCGTCAAGGGAACTATGGTTTTTCCTGCTGGCGTTGACTTTCTCTATACGATGTCGGGCGGCAGCATTAACTTTACTCAACCTTATGAGTCGAGTCCTCACCGTTCAGGGCGTCACAACAACAACATTATTAAGCAGAAAACCTCGACTGAATGGTCTTTAAGTACGCTTTTAAATATCAAACAAGGCGTAGCTTATGGCTTATCAATTGACCCTGCTATTAAGGTTCTTTGGAAGTCTTTATTAGGTAAAGAAACCGATACAACTAGCTCTTTCAAATATGATGCAAGCGTAGATCCTTCGATTACTTTCTCGATGTTTGAAAACTTGGATCATATGGCAAAACAAGCCATCGGATGTTTTGTTAATCAGTGCGAAGTACAATTACCTGGTGATGGAATGTCACAGTTGAATTGGTCGGGTAACTCCGCCTATGTTTATCATGCAGGAATCGGCAAATCGGTCACCGACAATGCCGCTGGCAATGTTGTCACTTTGGATGACCCCGCTGAAGCGTTACGTTTTGACGTAGGTGCCTCTGTGATGTTGGTTAAGGCTGATGGTTTGACAAGAAGTGCTGACACACCCACAGGAACACCTCGCAAGATTACCGAAATCAATACAACGACCGGAGCAATAACTGTTGACGGTGCGGTTTTAGCTGATGCTGATGGCTCTACTAATCCCATTTATCTTTGCTACTATGAACCTACTGGAGCTACTGGAATTGATGAGCCTCAAACTGGTTTAGTTGGTTCTATTGCAATTGACACACTCCCTAGTTTGTCTTGCGTTCGTAATGCAACTTTAACAATGAATAACAACCATGAGCTTGTAAATTATTGTTACGGTAAAGATAAACTTTCCGGTTCTATCTTTGTTCCTGGTTCTAGACTTGAAGTTTCTTTGACAGTAGAAATGAACTTAAACGCGCCTGTGGTTGAGTTTATGAAACGCATTAGAAATTTTGAGGCTCACGACATCACTTTGATTTGCGGCGATGCAGCAAACCGCCACTTTGAAGTTGATTTGCCAAAAGTTATTTTCAACGTCCCAGCTTTATCAGTTCCAGAGAGTGGATCGGTGCCAGTTTCTTTTGAAGGAACGGCATTGCAATCAGTTCTCGACGCGGCTGACGAATGCATTGTGTATTATAAGTAATATTTTTCTAATAGTTTCCTGGCTAGGTTTGGCCAGGTTTTTTACAAGGAGTTTTTTATGGCTTATTTCCGAGGAAGTACTAAAGACAAGTTAAAAATTATTATCAAACAAGATGATGCAATTGGGCATAAAGCTGATTATGAAATGTACAGTAAAACGCTTGACGAGTCACACCTTGATTTGATTGCAGAACCTACAAGATTTGTTCTTGTGAAAGATTTACCATATGAAGCACAGCAAAATATTGCTGATAGACAAATGGGTTTATCCGCTGATGGTAAAGCTGAAGTAAGAATGAGTTTCATCATGGAAGAAATTCGATGTGCTCTTGTTGATATCGAAAATCCCCCAATGATTCCTGAAGATCAAAAATTGCTATTCAAAAAAGCAAGCGATGGTTTTGCTGCGAAGGAATTGATTGCAATGTTACAATCGGATGGAATTGTGATGCAATTATATAGCAC